GATTATAAAAATGATGCAATGCATTATGCAATAGGTCAAGAAGTTTATGGTGGTCACACAATATGCGATATATTAAATAATGAAAAAAGTGGTGAATATTCTATTTATATAAAAAAGAATAATGAAGTATTACCATGGAAAAGGTTTAATAACAATATGGCTATCGCTGTTGAGTTTGATTTAAAATACTAGTGAAAAACTTATATAAATTTATTATCAAACCATATAAACAAAGGTATGATAATGTAAGACAAGTTGATGATAAAGAACTTATTATTAACACAGGTATTGAAGATCATAAATTTGTTAGTAAAAAAGCTGTAGTAGTTTCTACTCCTACGGCTTTTGATACTAACATAAAACCAGGTGACATAGTATATGTACATCATAATATATTTAGAAGATGGTATGATCAAAAAGGTAAAGAAAGAAATAGTGC